TCACATACGCATTTTATTTGAGATAGGGAGAATGTGTGTAAACAGATTTTCAAAATATAGGGCATAATCAGGGATGACGTTACCAGTATTTTTGCTTGCTAGAAAAATATTGGGGTCTTCGTCAATTAAAATATATAGTTCAATGAGAATGTTTCTTAGCCCCCAAAGCATTTGCTTAAGTTGTTTTTCATCACTATATGAGATAGTTATTGATTCTATATTATGTTTGGGATTCTCAAAAATTATTAGAAATAGATGTTCTTGGTATTTATAGTCAATCCCAAGTAATCGGCATAGTTCAATTATGTGTGATTCTATTAGTTGCAGATTAGATAATTGGATATCATGAGTAGTATTTTTTGATGTAAGGCTTTTGTTTATTTTGTTATAAAGGTGTTTTGTTTTTTTTATGAAGCCATCTTCGACCGTGGTGCTATATCCATTATCGATTGAAGATGATTTGAATATATTTTTGTAGAGAGTGTAAGGATGAACGACAGATAATTCAATGTATTCCGTGCTTCCATCATTTTTGTTTAATCTTGATATTTTAAAAGCCGGTAGTGTTTTAAAAATATCCGCGTAACTTTTTAGATGTGAGTAATAAGAATCAGTTTTATTCTTTTCAATTACAAGATTGATTTGTTTTTGTGTTTTTTCAATCTGATTCTCTGTCTGAGTTGTTCTGTGTATATTATTTACTATTGATGCAAGAGGAACAGAAGAAGCTAAAATTAACAATGGTAATTTAGAGATATCTAAGAATTGATTAAAGCCTTCTGACGTAAAATCTAAACTGTGACCTTTCCATGCCCAAAGGCCATACAAAATAAACATTTCTAACGGTATGATAATTGAAGCTATAAATAATGGCTGCTTTAATAGGTTTTTCTCATTAAGTTTTAACCAGTTGAAATAATAGAATATAACAACCACACCAAGGATATGAAATATGCTAAATAAAACAAAGATTCTTGGTCTATTGGTATACACTAAACCTAGTGCAATAATAATAGATATAATGGTATAGGCAATGATTGATGTTAGTTTAATTTTCATTTTGTTAAACCAAAGTATACAAAGGGTTTTTTGTTACAGCATCTTCAAGATGATCCGGAGAAAAGTGAGCGTAAACCATCGTCATTTTTATGTCAGCATGACCAAGAATATCTCGCAGTACCAGTATATTTCCGCCGTTCATCATAAAATGGCTGGCGAATGTATGGCGCAGTACGTGGGTGCACTGGCCCTCTGGCAACTCGATGCCGGCTCGCTTTACTGCTCGTTCAAAGGCTTTTCTACATGGCGTGAATAACTTCCCTCTGTTCTTCGGGAGTTCGTCATACAGTTCCTGTGATATCGGTACTGTTCTGTTTTTCTTGCCTTTGGTCTTTGTATAAGTAATTCGGTATTTCGATATTTGGTGACCCTGCAGGTTTTCTGCTTCACTCCATCGTGCACCAGTAGCCAAACATATTTTTGCAATCATTAGTAGGCTGGCATTTTGAGATTCGGCGCAGGCATTAAGCAGGCGTTTGATTTCGTCCGCGGAAAGAAAAGCTAGCTCACCTTCGGCAATTTTGAAGGTCGGAAGTCCTGCCAGCGGGTTTGGTGCTGACCAGTGTCCTAGTTTTTTTAATGTACCGAACACCGATGATAGATTGCGCTGTTCAAGGTTTACCGTGCGGGGCTTAACGGGCGACATAAGCGTGCCATCTTCATTTCTTACTTCACCTTTTAACCGTGCTTCACGGTATTTCGTAAAGTCACCAGCTGTCAGTTCTGAGGCGATGGGATCGCCTAGACCATTACAGATAATTCTAAGTTTCGCCATGAGGCGCTTGGGGTCTGCGAGTGTTTGACCATACAGGGAATACCACTGCTCAATTAATTCCGATAGGTGTCGCCGATCTTCCTTTTCCCCCAGCCATGGTTTTTTGTTCACTTCTTCCATTGTGAAGCTTTCAAAAGCAATGGCTTCGCCTTTCGTAGCAAATTGCTTACGCACGCGCTTGCCATTGCGTCCATTGGGATAGCACTCGCACAACCATTTACCGTTTGGCTGTTTTCTGACAGTCATGTTTAGATACTCTTTATTACTTTGACTGCACGCCCAATAACTTCCACATCATCAGCAGAGCACTCGAAAGACGCTTCATCTTGATTTACTACAATTTTATTGCCGGGAATCCGCATGATTTTTGCAATAATAATCATTCCATCAATATTGATAAGCCAGAATCCATTGCTGACTTGTTTAACTGATTTATCGATGAGATAACAATCAGTAGGGGTTTCTAAGAACATCGATTCTTCATAATCTGCAGGTAATATGCTGTGGTCTAGGAAAATCTCTTCATCAATACTGAGTTGCCCATTTTCCAAGGTTCCTTTAGGAATAGATGGAGTTATGAGTTTGGATAACGGTTTAATTGCTTGTTTGTTCTCGTTATGAGATCTTTTCTCAGACTCGTATCCTTCTTTCATGCTTCCCTGTCCTGTGGCTAACCAAAGTAACGAAACACCGGTTTCTAGTGCACACTGAATTATCCAGTCAGCAGGAAAGCTGTCACGTAACACTCTGTTTGCCATAGTACTTTTTGAGACATTCAGGTGCTCGCTTAATGCCTGCTTAGTTGTGAATCCATAAGCCTTAAGCAGCCTCTCAATAGCTGCCTTACCTCCCGTATCGGAACCCATTCTGATGTTTAACATTGGTAATCTCCATTTGACAATCTTGAATCAAGATCGTAATGTCTTCATGTCTCTTGATATGAGAGTTAAAGAGACGGGCTAAAACGAACTAACACGCACACAAAGTAAGAGATACTGCACTATGAGTACTGATATTTCAATTCGTGTACCAAAAGAGATGGCTACGCCTGCAGAGTTCGCAGAGTGGGAGGGCATTTCCCGTGGCTCTGTTTACCAAAAAATTCACCATGGTCAACTTGCTAAGTACATGGTCAAGAAAGAAAAAAATAAAGGCCGCGTAAGCCTTCGTTATCTGATGTACAAAACTGATCAGGTCCGTGAATCCCTCGGTCATTCCAACTTCCGCGTCATTGTTGGTAAGTAAGTTCAATTATGGGAACTTTCTAAGGGGGCACCATGTTTGATTACAAGATTTCCAAACATCCGCATTTCGATGAAGCCTGTAGGGCTTTTGCACTGCGTCACAACCTGGTGCAACTGGCAGAACGTGCAGGCATGAATGTGCAGATTCTGCGGAACAAGCTGAACCCAGCTCAGCCTCATTTATTAACCGCACCAGAAATTTGGTTGCTTACCGATCTGACTGAAGATTCAACGCTGGTAGATGGTTTTCTGGCACAGATTCATTGTCTGCCATGTGTTCCGATTAATGAGGTGGCAAAAGAGAAACTGCCACATTACGTCATGAGTGCAACCGCAGAGATCGGGCGTGTTGCTGCTGGTGCGGTATCTGGCGATGTAAAAACCAGTGCAGGTCGTCGTGATGCTATCAGCAGTATTAACTCTGTAACACGACTGATGGCGCTGGCTGCTGTTTCATTGCAGGCTCGTTTACAGGCTAACCCTGCGATGGCGAGTGCAGTTGATACCGTGACTGGCCTTGGTGCTTCATTCGGTTTGCTGTGAGGTGCTTATGCTTACGAAAGAACCATCATTTGCATCGCTGCTGGTTAAACAAAGCCCGGCAATGCACTACGGTCACGGCTGGATCATGGGAGAGGATGGTAAACGCTGGCATCCATGTCATTCACAAGATGAATTGCTGTCTGAATTGACCACGAGGAAATGGAGAAAGTCCAAATGTATGCGGCAGAAAGTGAAGTGGTTTATCAGTTTCGTTACAGAGGGGAGAGTTATTCAGTACCTGAAGATGATTTGCTCTGTTGCTATCCGTCGTTGTCGGGCGATGGTAGCTACTTTTTCACGCTAAAGGATGGAACCTTTATACGTGGTGAAAAAGTACAAGAAGTGATGCGTATAAAGACATCACCTCTTGAACGTTATCGGCGAAATATTTATCGGTAACGATCTATCAGTGTCTGTATCAGATGAGTGAATTCTTGTTGTTTAACCGAACCTAAAGGAAGTTTGTTTAATTCTTCGCGGAGGAGCTCAAAAAATGCAGATTGATTTGCTGAGTCAGTTCGAAATAAGGAGTGGATCAGACCTGAAACAAGAATTCGTTGAACAGCAAGCTCATCGCGAAGACTGGAGATCTCGTTTTCAAGTTGCTCTAAACGCTCTCTTTCAACCGGGTTCAACATTGATGATTCCTTCTAGCTATCAATATGTTGGTAATGGATCATATCAAAAAATTTTTAGTAGATGTGTTGTGGGATGCATAAATGGCTATTGAAGGCGCTGCGGCGACTGTTCCATTAAGCCCCGGCGAACGCCTGAATGGACTTAATCACATTGCGGAGTTAAGGGCGAAAGTATTTGGCCTGAATATTGAGTCAGAGCTTGAGCGGTTTATTAAAGATATGCGTGATCCACGGGATATCAATAATGAACAAAATAAACGGGCACTGGCTGCTATATTCTTTATGGCAAAAATTCCAGCTGAACGTCATAGCATCAGCATTAATGAGCTGACCACTGACGAAAAGCGGGAGCTGATTAAAGCAATGAATCATTTTCGTGCAGTGGTGAGCTTATTTCCCAGACGGCTAACCATGCCGAATTAACCAACTAATGAAATCAATGGCGTAAACCCGCCGGGCATCCCTTTATCTAAATTCAGGAGAATTGATTATGCGTAATATTGAAACCCTCACGACTAAAACCGGACCGGATGATGCAGGGCTTAATATTTTACTGACAGAGGCTCGTCTGGAAGAACGCCGGGCAAGGGCTGAAGCAATGGCAGCTCGCCTTGATAGCCTGGCGTGTCATATCTCATCCCGCCAGCTAAACCACGTCGAAGTAGCAGAACTGCTGCGTGTGACCGCTGAAGCAATCCAGAACGAAGCGCAGGAGATCCACTAATGGCTGATGCAATGGATCTCGTACAGCAGCGCGTTGAAGAAGAACGCCAGCGCCACATCCGTGCTGCCCGTGCCAAAACGCCGGGCGTGTCCCGCGTGCTTTGCGTTGAGTGTGAAGCGCCAATTCCGCCAGCACGCCGCCGTGCCATTCCGGGTGTGCAACTTTGCATTACCTGTCAGGAAATCGCAGAGCTGAAAGGCAAACATTACAACGGAGGTACTGTATGAGCACCATCCTGAAATGGGCGGGAAATAAAACCGCCATTATGTTCGAACTGAAAAAACATCTTCCTGCTGGTCCGCGACTGGTTGAACCTTTCGCGGGTTCCTGTGCAGTGATGATGGAGACGGATTACCCCAGCTATCTTGTTGCGGATATTAATCCTGATTTAATCAACCTCTATAAAAAGGTTGCTGCTGATTGTGAGGCGTTTATATCTCGTGCCAGAGCTTTATTTGAGGAAGCAAACAGAGAGGTGGCTTATTACAACATAAGGCAGGAGTTTAATTACTCCACTGAAATTACTGATTTCATGAAAGCGGTATATTTTCTGTATCTCAATCGTCACGGTTACCGTGGTTTATGTCGCTATAACAAGAGCGGGCATTTCAACATTCCCTACGGTAATTATAAAAATCCGTATTTCCCTGAAAAAGAAATTCGCGCATTTGCAGAAAAAGCCCAGCGAGCAACGTTTATCTGCGCCAGCTTTGATGAAACGCTGGCGATGTTGAAGGCGGGGGATGTGGTGTATTGCGATCCGCCGTATGACGGTACGTTTTCCGGCTATCACACTGATGGTTTCACTGAAGATGACCAGTATCACCTGGCATCCGTTCTTGAACATCGGTCATCAGAAGGACATCCGGTCATTGTTTCTAACAGTGACACATCCCTGATCCGTTCGCTGTATCGCAATTTTACTCACCACTATATCAAGGTAAAACGCAGCATCGGTGTGGCAGCTGGCGAGGGTAAATCAGCAACAGAAATCATTGCTGTTTCCGGGCCGCGCTGCTGGGTGGGATTTGATTATTCGCGTGGCGTGGATAGTTCTGCCGTGTACGGAGTACGTGCATGAGCCATGCCGATATGAACAACTGCTACGGCTTTAACGAGGTTGCCGCAGCGTTCTCATGGAACAGCCCGAAAAAGGCCATTAACCCTTATCTGGACCCGGCGGAAGTTGCGCCGGTTTCTGCGCTTTCAAACCTGATCACTCTGTACGCTGCCGATAACGAGCAGGAACAGTTGCGCCGCGAGGCACTGAGTGATCAGGTCTGGGAGCGTTATTTTTTTAATGAATCACGTGATCCTGTCCAGCACGAAATGGAGCAGGATAAGCTCATTAGCCGGGCAAAGCTGGCGCATGAGCAGCAGCGTTTTAATCCGGATATGGTCATTCTGGCGGACGTCAACGCCCAGCCTTCTCATATCAGCAAGCCGCTGATGCAACGTATTGAATACTTCAGCAGCCTGGGCAGGCCAAAGGCTTATTCCCGCTATTTACGTGAGACGATTAAGCCATGTCTGGAACGACTGGAGCATGTACGCGACAGCCAGCTATCTGCATCTTTTCGTTTTATGGCAAGCCATGTAGGGCTGGACGGCCTGCTGATCCTGCCTGAAATGAGTCAGGATCAGGTGAAACGCCTGTCTACCCTTGTCGCTGCGCATATGAGCATGTGCCTTGATGCAGCTTGTGGTGATTTGTATGCCACCGATGACGTTAAGCCAGAAGAAATCCGCAAGACATGGGAAAAGGTGGCAGCGGAAACCCTGCGTCTGGATGTCATCCCGCCTGCGTTTGAGCAACTCCGTCGGAAAAGAAACCGCCGTAAACCCGTGCCCTATGAACTCATTCCGGGTTCGCTGGCGCGTATGTTGTGCGCCGACTGGTGGTACCGGAAATTATGGAAAATGCGTTGCGAATGGCGGGAAGAGCAGTTGCGTGCTGTCTGCCTGGTCAGCAAAAAAGCATCTCCCTATGTCAGCTATGAAGCCGTGATGCATAAACGTGAGCAGCGCCGCAAGTCACTGGAGTTTTTCCGTTCTCATGAACTGGTGAACGAAGAGGGCGACACGCTGGATATGGAAGACGTGGTAAACGCCAGCAGCAGCAACCCGGCGCACCGCCGCAATGAGATGATGGCCTGTGTTAAAGGTCTGGAGCTTATCGCGGAAATGCGCGGTGACTGCGCCGTTTTCTACACCATTACCTGTCCGTCACGTTTCCATTCCACGCTCAATAACGGCAGACCAAACCCAACCTGGACAAATGCGACGGTAAGACAAAGCAGCGATTATCTGGTCGGCATGTTTGCTGCATTTCGTAAGGCGATGCACAAAGCCGGGTTGCGCTGGTATGGCGTGCGGGTGGCTGAGCCGCATCATGACGGTACAGTTCACTGGCACCTGTTGTGTTTCATGCGCAAAAAAGACCGCCGCGCCATTACTGCATTGTTGCGTAAATTTGCCATCCGTGAAGACCGCGAGGAACTGGGTAATAACACTGGTCCACGCTTTAAATCTGAGCTGATAAACCCGCGCAAAGGAACGCCGACAAGCTACATCGCGAAATACATCAGTAAGAACATTGACGGGCGTGGTCTGGCTGGCGAGATCAGCAAGGAAACGGGTAAATCCCTGCGTGATAACGCTGAATACGTTAATGCCTGGGCGTCTCTGCATCGTGTTCAGCAATTCCGCTTCTTTGGCATTCCGGGGCGTCAGGCTTATCGTGAACTGCGATTGCTGGCTGGTCAGGCGGCAAGGCAACAGGGTGACAAAAAAGCAGGTGCGCCGGTACTGGATAACCCGCGCCTTGATGCCATTCTGGCTGCAGCTGATGCTGGTTGCTATGCCACCTACATCATGAAGCAGGGCGGCGTACTGGTTCCCCGTAAATATCACCTCATCAGAACCGCTTATGAAATCAACGAAGAGCCGACCGCCTATGGCGATCACGGTATTCGTATTTATGGCATCTGGTCACCCATTGCAGAGGGCAAGATCTGCACTCATGCAGTGAAGTGGAAAATGGTTCGTAAGGCCGTTGACGTTCAGGAGGCGGCAGCCGACCAGGGCGCTTGCGCCCCTTGGACTCGTGGCAATAACTGTCCCCTTGCTGAAAATTTGAACCAACAGGAGAAAGATAAATCAGCTGATGGGGGCCCCAGAACGGACTTTACCCGCATGGATGACAAGGAGTTGCACGATTACCTGCACAGTATGAACAAAAAGGGGCGCCGGGAACTGGCTGCAAGGTTACGTCTGGTGAAACCGAAACGGCGTAGAGACTACAAACAGCGAATTACAGACCATCAACGACAGCAGCTCGTCTATGAACTGAAATCCAGAGGATTTGATGGCAGCGAGAAAGAGGTCGATTTACTCCTTCGCGGCGGCAGTATTCCGTCAGGAGCAGGCCTGCGTATCTTCTATCGGAACCAGCGTTTGCAGGAAGATGATAAGTGGCGGAACCTGTATTAATTACGCTGGTTAACAATTCGTGCTCTTAATAATACTAGGCATATCAGGCTGATAAGCGTAAAAAAAACGTTTTACATCAGTAAGATTATTATATACTGTAAATATAAACAGTGGTTATACATACAGCATTGCGTGTGGTGTCATAGGAGGAAAGATGCAGGACTATTTTTTGGAGTCTTTGAAGCTCCAGCGCATTGATTTTTTTCTTAAGCTTGTAGCGGCTAGTGAGTGTAGTGATGAAGAGAAGGAGCTGGCTCTGCAGTGGGTTTCTGAATTGACTGATGAACTCATGGCAAAAATCAGAAGCCACGAATACAACCGCTCAATGGATGTCATCAGCTGAGGTGACTTTTATGCGCATTGAAATAATGATCGATAAAGAGCAGAAGATTAGCCAGTCTACCCTGGACGCCCTTGAATCCGAGCTTTACCGCAATCTGCGCCCCCTGTATCCCAAAACGGTAATCCGTATCCGTAAAGGTAGCTCTAACGGTGTGGAACTGACCGGACTGCAACTGGACGAAGAAAGAAAACAAGTGATGAAAATTATGCAGAAGGTGTGGGAAGACGACAGCTGGCTGCATTGATTTTGTCAATAGACGCTTGTTTTTACTAATCAAAAAGGGTTACATATGAGTGAGAGGCGATGTCAATCAGATATCGCCTTGTTTTTTGTCAAGAAAAGAATAATAGGCTAAAAATGAAAATTAATAATGTAGCGTTACCAATATCTCTTGCTGTAATCCTAACTGGTTGCGTGCCACATGCTTCTAACCGAAATATCACTGCTATTGAAGTGGTGAAGCCTGCTATTGGGCAAAGTGCTACCGCCTACATGGGCGATCCCATTATCACATCTGCTACTGGATTTAAAACGGACGTACTAGAACTTGGTGCGGCTAATGGTGCATTGTCTTCTATCGCTGCTGGTACATATTGCAGTGAGGGGAATGGAATTTACCGCAATTATCATAACCCTCAAGCTGTTGCGTTAAAAAATCTCTATGGGCAAATCGGTAACTATGTTGATTATGTTAGTTACGATGCTGCAAAAAATGAGATATCACCGCCAAATGGTACTTCTTATACTGCATCAGAAATTTCTATCAAACGTGTTCCTGATGGGCTGTGTCGAGTTAGTAACTCATTGGTTAAGACTATCGAATACAATGGAAATGCAGGCGGTGTAATGAAGTTCACCTATCGTGAATTTGCAAACGATATGGCTCGTGCAGCATTTACAACAGATTTTTCTGTAGATTCTAAGGGAAGTGACGTTATCGCTTACAAAGGTGCCAAGTTCAAAGTGAACAAGGCTGATAACTCGTCTATTTCTTATACAATTATTTCTGGCTTTGACAAGGCTGTCACGTTCTAGGTTTCACGCTTACTGAGTATGTTACGATTTTGCACATTCTGCATAAGCGCGCATGTCTATGCTGCATGAGATCGCATGATCGTTTGAGGATCTTTTGTGTTAAGGCCCGCCAGTTCTGGCGGGCTTTTGCGTAGATCATGCAGGTGCATGAAAACCACTACATAAAGCGGGCAGGCGTGGCGGGGATACGAGCGCGCGCTGGAGGGATAAATGGAATTGAAAATGTACCTTCTTAGAGATAACCTTCGCTAAAACTTTATTACTAAGGAGTGATAATGAGTACCTGGAACCAAGCCTATTCTGCAAGAGAAGATTTGAAATCGTATGGTGATAATGGACTGGCTTTGTTTGCGTTAGCATTACATTTTAGAATTGATGACATTGATAGTGTCGCAGCAGAGTCCATTACCGATGGACATAACGATAAGAAATGTGACCTTGTGTATATTAATGAAGAAGAAGAATTTGCTGTACTTGCTCAATGCTATTTCTCAAGCAAAGATAGACAGGAAGCTCCAGCAAATAAAGCGAGTGATCTTAATATTGCTTTAGCATGGCTTCTGCAAAGAGATTTGCATGATGTACCCGATAGAATAAAATCTTCTGCTCAACAGATACGGACATCAATCAAACAAGGGAAAATTAAAACTCTGTACGTTTGGTATGTTCATAACTTACCATCTTCAACAAATGTGGCTCAAGAGCTAATTACGGTTCAGCAGACAGCAACAACTATTTTAAAACATGATTTTGAAGATGCTAAAATACAAGTGCATGCAATGGAAGTAGGCACTGAAAAGTTGACGGAATGGTATAGTGAATCACTATCACCAATACTGGTTGATGATATTTTTAATATTAAAGTCAGTGATGGTGGCTACGAAATAAAAGGAGATAATTGGAATGCATTCTGTACTACCATTCAGGGAAGAGATTTAGCTAGAGCGTACAAAAAGCATAAATTAAAAATATTTTCAGCAAATGTTAGAGACTACCTTGGATCAAGGTCATCTGATTCAAATATCAATAATGGTATCCGTAACAGTGCGGAAAATTCAGCATCAGAATTTTGGGCATACAATAATGGCGTAACTGTTTTGGTTCATGAATATAAATTCAATGAAGCATCAAAGAATCTTAAAATCAGAGGGATGTCAATAGTTAATGGAGCACAGACAACAGGTGCTTTAGGAACGCTGCCACGATTACCTCCAGAATCAGTTAAAGTCCAAGCTAGATTTATAAAAGTCAAAGATGCGGATGCTGATCTAATTCAGAATATAATTCAGTATAATAACAGTCAGAATAAAGTTGAAGCATCTGATTTCAGAAGCACAGACAAAATTCAAAAACGACTTAAAAATGAATTTGCTTCTATTCCTGATGCTGAATATGATGGAGGAAGACGAGGAGGTGCTGAAAGTGTCATTCGTCGAAAAACTAATCTACTGCCTTCTTATACTGTTGGTCAAGCTTTGATGAGTTTCCATGGAGAGCCGACGGTAGCTTATAATCAGCGATCTGCAATTTGGACTAATGACTCTCATTATTCTAAGATTTTTAATGACAGTACAAAAGCTTCACATATTGTTTGTGCGTATTCTCTCATGCGGTGTATTGAGAACAAGAAAATAGCTTTGGCAAAGAAAGATACTCTTTCAAAAAATGATGGCGCTCAATTGGGATATCTCAGGCATCGTGGTTCAATACCTTTATTGTGCTCGGCTATTGCCGAATGTTTGGAAAACTTTTTGGGCCGTCCCGTTCCTAATTTATTTAGAGTTTCGTTTGGAAGTGCGGTCTCTCCTTCTCAGGCTGAAAGTATTTGGGAGCCAATTGTAGATGTGTGTCTGGCTTTAAGTAATCAGTTGCTGCCTGCACTGGTTGAAGGAGGGTTGAAAAGTCCTACAAAAGTTAAAGATTGTATATCAAATTTTTCACAGCTTATTACTGCAACGGCCCAAATGAACCAGCCTGTATATGAGGCATTTGAGAAAAAAATCAAATCCGCATTCTAACTAAAAGAAGGCCTTGTAAGAGGCCTTCTTGATATTTTACTGTTCAGCGAACATATTGTCGTCATAATGAGTATGTCGCAAAACGGATAATTTCATCTTTCAACCATCTATTTAGTTCCTGTAGCCGTTTCTGTAGCGGCATCAATTCGTTACGAACAAAAACGCAACTGGCTTTCTCTACATCCCCAAACCCCCCAACATTATTAGGCATAATCCCCATCATTTGCGGCGGCACACGATGCGCCGCCATCATGTCATCCCGGCTCACGTTCTTGATATTCAAAAACTCATCCTTCGCTGCGACCTCTGACAACGGGATAATCTGAAGCCCGTCCTTTTTGCCGTTAGGCGAGTACATAAACAGGTTGCGGAAGTTGCCAGGACCTTTGGCGCTTTTCATCGCATTGCGGAGGTTGTTCACGTCCTCCTGGTTCTGCGCGGCATCGGTCATGTACATGATGAAGCCTGCATGGCTGCCGTTAATGTAATACTTACGGCGGAACAGCGTGGCGGACTCGTTGAGCAGGGCTGACGGAATGGCAGAAAGATAACCGGGCAGGCCGTAGATCTCCTGGTTGATGTCCGGTTCCATCAGATGAAAAATGCTGCCTTTTGTGAACTGATACGGCTGCGTAGTCATGCCGTATTGCACAAACCAGTAGGTATCCAGGTCTAATCCGCGTCGGGTGTATTTTGCCAGAGCAGGCTCAAGGGCGATAACTTCACCGAACCGGTTCGTGCGTTTCTCCAGGTAGGCGTTACCAAAAACCAGATAGTCCTGCACAAAACGTGAAAAAGCCTGCTGGCTGAGCAGCGGGTGAGGGATGTAGGTGCTGGTCAGAATGTTGCATTTCACTGCAATCGGTGAGCTGTGGTGCACGGCGGCGCGAAAGGTACGCGCCAGTCCGTCAAAACTCACTGGCGGGTCATACCAGCGATCTGTCTGTACGCATTCCACATAGTCCAGTAGTTCGCGGCGGTCCAGAACAGGAACGGGATCACCGAAGCTGAATGCTTCGGCTGTAGTTTGACTTTTATGCTGGATCTGGTTCGTCGACGCAGCGCGGTTCTTCTTACTCTTTCCCATCAAAAAATCTCCACAATATTACTGGTATTGGCGGACTCGCCCTGCAGTGGTTCGTTAAACAGTGCGTGCATTGTTGCCCAGGCCAGATCGGCGTGGCTGGCTTCTTCGCTGCGGCTGGCTTCATAGGTTGGGCGGTTGCCACTGGCGGTGGTTGCGCGACGGATTGCCATGAATGACTGCGCAATGTCGGTGTGCCCGGCGTCAAACTCCAGACGGCGGTGGCTGATAATGTCGTAGGCCTTGAGTACCAGGGCGTTTTTAACATTGGGGTTATAGACAAACTCCCGGACGGCTGGAAAGAACGCTTTCACGTTCTCGTAAACCCCGTGACCGACGCCGGTCGAGTCAATACCGATGTACGTCACGTTGTACTGTTCGGTCAGTTTTTTGATGGCATCAGCCTGGGCGCGGAAGTCCATCCCGCGCCACTGGTGACGTTCAAGAATGCGGAACTTGCCGCCCGGTACGGCTGGCGGTGCCACCACCACGCATCCGGCGCTGTCGCCGTTCTGCGTACCTTTTGCCGGGTCATAACCAATCCATACTTCGCGCCAGCCAAACGGGCGCAGCGCCAGTGCATGGAAGTCGGTCCAGACTTCCCAGCTGTCCACCATGCACGCCTGCAGCTCGCTGAGCGGGAACACGGACGCGAGATCGTCCACGAACTCACACATCAGCAGGTTCTGGTATTCGTCCGGGCTGTACTCCATGCGCAACTGGTCGAGGTCGAACAGGTTACAGCCGCCGTGCACCGCATCTTCCACGGTGACTATCTGGCGGTATTGCCCGTCTGCGCACAGCAGGCCGGGGGCCAGATTGTTATGGGACAGGTCGATGTCCACCTTGTCGGCTTTGTTGCGCCCACGGTTGAACAGCGCACCGGACCAGAACGGATAAGCACTGTGGGTCAGGCTGGATGGCGTGGAAAAATAGGTTTGTCGCCATTTTTTGTGAATAGCCATACCGGAAGCCACTTTGCGCAGCTCCTGGAATTTCGGGATCCAGAAATATTCATCCAGATACAGGTTGCCGTGGTAACTCTGGGCAGTGCGGGCATTGGTGCCGAGGAAGTAAAGCGTGGCCCCGTTAGGAAGCACCATCGGATCACCTTTCAGCTCCACCTCGACTTCTTTGGCAAAATCGATGATGTACTGCTTAAAGACGTGAGCCTGTGCCTTACTGGCAGAAAGGAAAATCTGGTTACGTCCGGTAAGCAGGGCGTCAATCAGGGCTTCACGGGCAAAATAGAAGGTCGCGCCGATCTGGCGTGACTTTAGCAGGTTGCGGATGCGGTTGGTTTTTCCGGCTTCCCACCAGTGGCGCTGGTAGTTGAACATGGAGGAATGGAAGATTTCTTCCAGCTTCTCAATCTGTTCATCGGTGAAAACGTTCTTTTCCGGCTGACGACGCGGGCCTTTGTTGCGGTTGGCGACGTTAGGGTTTAAGTCGGCTTCGTTGCCGCCATTGTTAAACTTGCCGATCCGCGCGTGGCGCTCCGACTGGCGCGCCAGCAGGTCAATCTCTTTGAAATCTTTCCCTTCTTTGTGCTCCTTCATAATGAGCTGGCAGTAGCGTGCGGCGGTGGTGAGCTGCATCTGATCCAGCGGCCCATAGTCACCCCACTTGTCGCGTTTTTTCCAGCTGTGAACGGTTGCAACTTTCTCGCCCAGCATTTCAGCAATGCGGGCTACGCGGTATCCCTGAAAGTACAGCAGCATGGCCTGCCGACGGGGATCGAGATCTGCGGGTGTCAGTGTGGTGTTCATGGCACAAACCTACAGCCTTGAAAGAAGGCTTTCCCCGCCTGCGGTTTGTGTGGTTGTCGGTACAAGCGGCGCGCATTGTTTCACTGCCCCCATCACCGCAACCATAAGGCTCCAGTAAGTTTTTTCTAACGGAGCACGGCTCATGACAGTGAAAGCAAAGCGTTTTCGCATCGGGGTGGAAGGTGCCACTACCGACGGACGTGAAATCCAGCGTGAATGGCTGGAACAGATGGCAGCCAGCTACAACCCGGCGGTGTATACCGCGCTGATTAACCTTGAGCACATCAAGTCTTATTTGCCGGACAGCACCTTTAACCGCTACGGCAAGGTGACGGCGCTGTTTGCTGAAGAAATCACGGAAGGTCCGCTGGCTGGCAAGATGGCGCTGTATGCCGACGTTGAGCCAACGGAATCCCTGGTGGAATTGGTGAAAAAAGGCCAGAAATTATTCACCTCTATGGAAGTCAGCCCGAAGTTCGCTGATACGGGCAAAGCCTACCTGGTTGGCCTGGCTGCCACTGATGACCCTGCCAGTCTGGGTACGGAAATGCTGACATTCAGCGCCAGTGCAGCCCATAACCCACTGGCAAACCGCAAGCAGAATCCTGCCAATCTCTTTACCGCTGCAGAGGAAACGGTGATCGAACTGGAAGAAATCCAGGACGATAAACCGTCCCTGTTTGCCCGTGTCACGGCGCTGTTTACCAAAAAAGAGCAGTCCGATGACGCCCGGTTCTCTGATGTGCATAAGGCCGTGGAGCTGGTCGCCACTGAGCAGCAGAACCTGAGCGCACGCACCGAAAAATCCCTGTCTGAGCAGGAAGAACGCCTGTCTGAGCTGGAGACAGCCCTGCAGGCACAGCAAACCGCCTTTAACGAACTGGTGGACAAGCTGAGTCATGAAGACAGCCGCCAGGACTACCGCCAGCGTGCAACAGGCGGTAACGCCCCCGTTGACACTCTGACCAATTGCTGATGGAGCACAAAACCCGATGAAGAAGAATACCCGCTTTGCTTTTAACGCTTACCTGCAGCAGCTGGCGCGTCTGAACGGTGTGGCAGTTGAAGAACTGTCCAGCAAGTTCACCGTGGAGCCGTCTGTGCAGCAGACGCTGGAAGACCAGATCCAGCAGTCCGCCGCTTTCCTGACGCTGATTAACGTCACGCCAGTGACTGAGCAGTCCGGTCAGCTGCTGGGGCTGGGTGTTGGCAGCACCATTGCCGGAACCACTGACACCACCGCGAAAGAGCGTGAGCCTGTCGATCCGACGCTGATGGTCGATGTGGAATACAAATGCGAGCAGACCAACTTTGATACGGTGCTGACCTACGCGAAGCTGGACCTGTGGGCGAAATTTCAGGATTTCCAGGTGCGTATCCGTGACGCCATCGTGAAACGTCAGGCACTGGACCGCATCATGATCGGCTTTAACGGCGTGAAGCGTGCGAAAACCTCCAACCGTAGCGAAAACCCGCTGCTGCAGGATGTGAACAAAGGCTGGCTGCAGAAAATCCGTGAAGATGCACCGGATCACGTCATGGGCAGCACCACCACGGGCGGTGAAACCACACCGGGTGCGGTGAAAGTCGGGAAAGGTGGCGAATATGCCAACCTGGACGCCGTGGTGATGGATGCCGTCAATGAGCTTATCGATGTGGTCTACCAGGACGATGACGATCTGGTGGTGATTTGCGGTCGTGAACTGCTGTCTGACAAGTATTTCCCGCTGGTCAACAAAGAGCAGGAAAACAGTGAAAAACTGGCTGCCGATATGATCATCAGTCAGAAACGCATGGGTGGCCTGCAGGCCGTGCGTGCGCCGTTCTTCCCGCCGAATGCACTGCTGATCACCCGTCTGGATAACCTGTCCATCTACTGGCAGGAAGACACCCGCCGCCGCTCAGTTATCGACAACCCGAAACGTGACCGGATTGAAAACTTTGAATCCGTTAACGAAGCCTATGTGGTTGAGGACTACCGCTGCGCCGCACTGGTGGAAAACATCCAGATTGGCGACTTCAGCGCCGCAGCAGCAGAAACCGGAGCGTAATTCATGAGCCTGAGTCCCGCACGGCAGCATCGCCTGCGCGTTCAGGCTGAACAGGCCGCCCGCGAGGGCGGCAGCGTTCGCCACGCGTCGGGCTATGACCTGATGCTGCTGCAACTGGCGGAAGACCGCCGCCGTCTCAAGGGCGTTCAGTCCACGGTCAAAAAAGCGGAAATCAAGGTGGAGCTGCTGCCGAAGTACGCCGCCTGGGCGGAGGGTGTCCTGGCTGCCGGAGGCGCTCAACAGGATGACGTGCTGATGTACGTGATGCTGTGGCGCATTGATGCCGGAGATTATGCCGGGGCGCTGGAGATCGGGCGTCACGCCCTGCGTCATGGCTGGGTGATGCCGTTAGGTAACCGCAACGTGCAGACCGTGCTGGCAGAGGAAATGGCAGATGCAGCCCAGAGCGCAATGCTTGCCGCCACCGGCTTTGATGCTGATCTGTTGCTGCAGACCCTGGAGCTGACAGACGGTATGGATATGCCGGACCAGTCACGGGCGCGTCTGCATAAAGCGATTGGCGCTGTCCTGAGTGAAAGAAATCCGGCGTCTGCCCTTAATCATCTCAACCATGCGTTACAGCTCGATCCCCGCTGTGGCGTGAAAAAAGACAAACAGCAGCTGGAGCGCAGACTGCGCAATGACAGCCGCTGACAGAACGTGCCCCCGCGCACGGGCGGCACGGGGTGGCGAAAGGCACTGCCACATCAAAACCCCGTCCACCGCCCTCTATTTCAGGAGAAAGCAGCATGAAGTTTGTTGCGCCAGAACAGGCACCGGAACAGGCGGAAATCATCAGGAATACGCCGTTCTGGCCTGATGTGGACCTGTCGGAGTTTCGCAGTGTGATGCGCACTGACGGCACGGTGACGCAGCCGCGTTTAAAACAGGTTGCCCTGTCGGCAATTTCGGAGGTCAACGCAGAGCTGTATGAGTTTCGCAGACGCCAGCAGATGCTGGGGTATGCCTCGCTGGCAGAAGTCCCGGCGGAACAACTGGACGGCAAAAGCGAGCGCATTCAGCACTATTTCAACGCGGTTTACTGCTGGGCACGCGCCATGCTCAACGAACGTTACCAGGACTATGACGCCACGGCATCCGGTGCGAAGCGAGGCGAGGAACTGGCGGAAGCAAGCGGTGATTTATGGCGTGACGCCCGCTGGGCCATCAGCCGGGTGCAGGATGCGCCGCACTGCACAGTGGAGCTTATCTGATGAAAGTGCGTGCGCATCAGTATGACACGGTGGACGCACTTTGCTGGCGTCATTACGGGCGCACGCAGGGTGTCACGGAGCAGGTACTGAAGGCAAATCCGGGGCTTGCCGAATACGGCCCCTTTTTACCTCACGGGCTGCAGGTGGAGCTGCCGGACATTCCGACAACCACCACCGTGCAGACCGTCCAGCTATGGGACTGAATTATGACGCTTGAGCGAATCAGCGCCTTTATCACGTATTGCATCGCCGTCGTGCTGGCCTGGCTGGGCGATTTGTCCATCAAGGATGCCTCAACGCTGGGCGGCCTGATGATCGGTGTGCTGATGCTGGCTATCAACTGGTACTACAAACACAAAGCCTACCAGCTTCTGCGCGACGGGCAGATCTCGCGGGAGGACTATGAATCCATCAATCGTTAAACGCTGCCTTGTCGGGGCCGTGCTGGCTATTGCTGCCACGCTGCCGGGGTTTCAGCAGCTTCACACCTCCGAGGAGGGACTGAAACTGATCGCCGATTATGAAGGCTGTCGTCTGCAGCCGTATCAGTGCAGCGCGGGTGTCTGGACCGACGGCATTGGTAATACGTCGGGCGTCATTCCCGGCAAAATTATTACGGAACGACAGGCAGCTGAAGGGCTGATCTCCAACGTGCTACGAGTGGAGCGGGCGCTGGAAAGGTGTGTGAAGCAACAGCCGCCGCAGAAGGTGTATGACGCTACGGTGTCGTTTGCCTTCAACGTGGGGACGGGCAATGCCTGTAGTTCCACGCTGGTGAAATTGCTCAATCAGCGGCGCTGGGCGGATGCATGCCGACAGTTGCCGCGCTGGGTTTATGTGAAAGGTGTTTTTAATCAGGGGCTGGATAACCGCCGTGCGCGGGAGATGGCCTGGTGTTTACAGGGAGCAAACTGAAATGAAAAAGAAATTAATCAGCGGACTGTTTCTGATGTTATGGATGGCGCTGTTAATCGCAGCAATGGTGTATCCGCAGGGGATTTTTCCGGTACTGGCAGCGTCCGGCGTTTGGGTAGCCTGTTTGCTGACATGGGCGGTAATTCCGGTAGCACTGGCTGCGTTAATTAAGAATGGCCCGCTCTGGCAGGAGTTAAGGGCATCTTTGCTGAAGACAATTACCCGAAAAGAAAACGTATTTACCAGTTGGGTGATGCGATTGCTGATTGTTGTAAGTCTCGCCTGGACGGGGTGGGCTATTACCCTGGTCTTTTATCTACTGACCGTTATTGCCTTCTGGATCACCCGTAATCAGATGGCGCAACAGGTAGCAGCATGAACCGGTTGCTGCTGGTTGTGCTGACGTTATTACTGGCGGCGCTGGGCTGGCAGACGTGGCGGCTGGCTGATGCCAGCCAGACCATCAGCACGCAGGCAGACGAGCTGCAGAGCAAAAGCCAGGCACTGGCAAAGAGCAATAGCCAGCTTATCAGCCTGTCCATTCTGACTGAAACCAATAACCGGGAGCAGGCGCGGCTCTATGCCGAAGCAGAACAGACCAGCACGCTGCTGAGACAACGACAACACCGGATCGAGGAACTGAAACGTGAGAACGAGGATTTACGCCGCTGGGCTGATACTCCTTTGCCTGCTGACATTATCCGGCTGCGGAAACGTCCGGCACTCACCGGAGGTATGGCTTACCGTCAGTGGTTGTCCGCGAGTGACGCCGTGTCGGCTGGATCAGGCAACGCCGCGCACTAACGGTGATCTGAACGCGTTGCTGGATGAAACGGAGGCCGCCTGGGCGGTCTGTGCAGACAAAGTGGACATGATTATTGCGTGTCAGGAGCGAAACAGTGAACAAACCACAATCCCTGCGCCACGCCCTCAATAAAGCGGTGCCTTATGTCCGCAATAACCCGGACAAACTGCATCTGTTTGTGGATAACGGTTCGCTGGTTGCCACGGGGGCCAGCTCCATGTCGTGGGAGTACCGTTACACACTGAACGCGGTGATTGAGGATTTCAGCGGCGACCAGAATCTGCTGATGGCCCCGGTTTTGCTGTGGCTGAGGGATAACCAGCCCGATGCCATCAATAACCCGGCGTTACGGGAAAAGCTATTCACCTTTGAGGTGGATATTCTGCGCAACGATGTCTGTGATATCAGCCTGAACCTGCAACTGACGGAACGTGTGCTGGTCAGCACTGACGGCAGTGTGTCGAGCGTTGAAGCTATAGCGGAACCTGATGCACCTGAAGAAATGTGGACGGTGAAACGTGGCTGAACTGCAGAAGGTGGACGACTGGCTGAGTGCCTTGCTGGCGAATCTGGAACCAGCCTCGAGAAGCCGCATGATGCGCCAGCTGGCGCAGGAACTTCGCCGGACACAGCAGCAGAATATCAGGATGCAGCGCAACCCTGACGGCAGCAGCTATGAACCGCGACGGGTAACAGCACGCAGTAAAAAAGGCCGTATCAAACGTCAGATGTTTGCAAAGCTGCGCACCACAAAATACCTGAAAACTGCCGCCAGCACCGACTCTGCCAGCGTGCAGTTTGAAGGCAAGGTGCAGCGCATTGCCAGCGTTCACCATTACGGCCTGCGAGATCGCGTCAGTCGTAAGGGACCGGAGGTGCGTTACGCAGAGCGTCGCCTTCTGGGTGTAAATGATGATGTTGAGGCAATGACCCGCGACATGATTCTGCAATGGCTGGCGGGGTGATCTTTGTATCAGCACTGATACAAGTTGCAGCACTGCCGCCTTTCTTCCCCTGATGGCAACCTTTCCCTATGAACGCACAATTAACCGAAATCATGCGCCTTATCACCAACCTGATCCGCACAGGGGTAGTCACCGAAGTGGACAGGGAAAACTGGCTTTGCCGGGTGAAAACGGGCGAGCTTGAAACCAACTGGATCAGCTGGCTGACGCTGCGTGCCGGGAATGCCCGTACATGGTGGCGACCATCGGAAGGTGAGCAGGTGGTGCTGCTGAGTCTGGGCGGCAATCTGGAAACCGCCTTTGCGCTGCCCGCTGTCTATTCGAATCAGTTCGCACCACCGTCGACGTCGGCGGACGCCTGCGTGACAGAACATCCTGACGGTGGCTGGTTTGAATACGAACCCGCCACCGGGCGCTGGTATGTCAGGGGCATCAAATCAATGGTCATTGAGGCTGCTGACAACATCACCATGAAAACCAGTGAGTTTGTACTGGAGGCTGACCGCACGCGCATTAACAGCGAAGTGGTGATCAATGGTGGCGTTACCCAGGGCGGCGGAGCGATGAGTTCTAACGGGATCGTGGTTGATGCGCATCAGCATACTGGCGTCCTGAAAGGCGGCGATACAACCGGAGGCCCGGTATGACGCTTTATAGCGGGATGAACAATACCAGCGGCAAAGTCATTACTGATATTGATCATCTGCGCCAGTCGGTGCGGGACATTCTGCTGACACCGCAGGGTAGCCGTATTGCCCGCCGGGAATATGGTTCCCTGCTGTCGGCACTGATAGATCAGCCACAAAATCCGGCATTACGCCTGCAGGTCATGTCGGCAGTGTATGTGGCGCTGAGTCGCTGGGAGCCACGGTTGACGCTGGATTCCATCACCATCAACAGCAATTTTGACGGTTCAATGGTGGTGGAGCTGACCGGGCGGCGGAATAACGGTGTGCCTGTGTCCCTTTCCGTATCAACAGGAGCAGAGAATGGCAGTGATTGACCTTTCGCAGTTGCCTGCACCGCAGATTGTGGATGTGCCGGACTTTGAGACGCTGCTTGCCGAACGCAAGGCAGAATTTGTGGCGCTTCATCCGAAAGATGAGCAGGAAGCAGTGATCCGCACGCTGGAACTGGAATCTGAACCCGCCACTAAATTGTTGCAGGAGAACGCTTACCGTGAGTTGCTTCTGCGCCAGCGCATTAACGAAGCCGCGCAGGCGGTGATGGTGGCTTACGCGATGGGCGGCGATCTTGACCAGCTCGCTGCCAACTACAACGTGACACGCCTGACGGTGACGCCTGCTGATAATGATGCTGTGCCGCCCGTTGCAGCTGTGATGGAAAGCGATGAAGCGTTGCGCCTGCGTGTGCCTGCAGCCTTTGAAGGGCTTTCTGTTGCGGGGCCAACTGCAGCTTATGAATTTCATGCCCGAAGCGCCGACGGTCGGGTGGCGGATGCCAGTGCAACCAGCCCGGCACCTGCAGAGGTGGTGCTGACTGTCCTTAGCCGCGAAGGCGATGGAACTGCAGAAAAAGACCTGCTGGACGTGGTGGAAAAAGCTCTGAACAGTGAGAACGTCCGCCCGGTGGCTGACCGTCTTACGGTTCGCAGCGCAGAAATCATCCCGTATCGCGTGGAAGCCACCATTTTTCTCTATCCTGGACCGGAAGCAGAGCCGGTAATGGCAGCGGCAAAAGCCAGCCTGCAGAAGTACATCGCCAGTCAGACGCGTCTTGGTCGGGATATTCGCCGTAGCGCCATCTTTGCCGCCCTGCATGTTGAGGGGGTGCAGCGTGTGGAGCTGGCTTCTCCTCTGGCGGATGTGGTCCTGAACAAAACACAGGCGGCATCATGTACGCAGTGGAGCGTAACCAACGGAGGAACGGATGAATAGTCTGCTGCCACCGGGTTCAACACCACTGGAGCGCCGACTGGCGCAAACCTGCAGCGGGATTTCTGATCTGCAGGTGCCGCTTCGTGACTTGTGGAATCCGGCAACCTGTCCGGTCAGTTTCCTGCCTTATCTCGCCTGGGCGTTCTCTGTGGATCGCTGGGACGAGGGCTGGACAGAAAGCGTCAAGCGCCAGGTGGTGAAGGATGCTTTTTATATTCATCAGCATAAAGGGACCACCAGTGCCGTGCGGCGGGTGGTGGAGCCGTTCGGATTCCTGATCCGCATTATTGAGTGGTGGCAGACCGGAGAAACACCGGGCACGTTTCGCCTGGATATCGGCGTGCAGGACCAGGGCATCACTGAAGATACCTATCTGGAACTTGAGCGACTGATAAGCGATGCCAAACCATGTAGCCGCCACATGATCGGCATGTCCATCAATCTGCAGACCAGCGGCCCGCATTGGGTGGGAGCCGCCAGCTATCTTGGCGAAGAAATCACGATCTATCCGTATATCAACGAAACGATTATTTCCGGTGGCACCGCGCATGAAGGCGGGGCGGTCCATGTTATTGACACAATGAGAGTGAATCCATGAGCACAAAATTTTATACCCTGCTGACGGATATTGGCGCGGCGAAACTTGCCAGCGCCGCCGCGCTCGGTGTGCCGCTAAAAATTACCCATATGGCGGTGGGCGATGGCGGTGGAGTATTGCCAACGCCGGACGCAAAGCAGACGGCACTGGTAAATGAGAAACGCCGGGCTGCGCTGAATATGCTTTATATCGACCCGCAGAACAGCAGCCAGATTATTGCCGAACAGGTGATCCCTGAAAACGAGGGCGGTTGGTGGATACGTGAAGTGGGCTTGTTTGATGAGTCCGGGGCATTGATTGCCGTGGGCAACTGCCCGGAAAGCTATAAGCCGCAACTGGCTGAAGGTAGCGGGCGCACTCAGACCGTGCGCATGGTGCTGATTACCAGCAGCACGGACAATATCACCCTGAAAATCGACCCTGCTGTAGTGCTGGCAACCCGCAAGTATGTGGATGACAAGGCACTGGAGCTGAAGGTGTACGCGGATGATCAGATGGCAAAACATCTTGCCGCACCGGACCCGCATTCACAGTACGCGCCAAAAGCCAGCCCGACATTTACCGGAACCCCCAAAGCGCCAACGCCAGCGGCGGGGAATAATACCACGCAGGTTGCGACCACTGCGTTTGTACAGGCGGCACTGACGGCCCTTATTAATGGTGCGCCAGCCACGCTGGACACGCTGAAAGAAATAGCCGCAGCCATTAACAATGATCCGAATTTCAGTACCACCATTAACAATGCGCTGGCACTAAAAGCACCGTTGTCGAGTCCGGCACTCACCGGAACGCCAACAGCCCCCACGGCGGCGCAGTCGGTCAACAATACACAGATTGCCACTACGGCTTTTGTGAAATCGGCGATTGCAGGAATGGTGGGTTCTGCACCTGCTGCACTGGATACACTGAACGAACTGGCGGCGGCACTGGGGAATGATCCGAACTTTGCCACGACAATGCTTAATGCGCTGGCAGGTAAACAACCGCTGGACAATACGCTTACCAATTTGAGTGGAAAGGATGTAGCTGGTCTTCTCACATACCTTGGTTTGGGAGAAGGCTCTGCATTACCTGTTGGTGTCCCTGTTCCGTGGCCTTCAGCCA